CCTCGGGGCGAAGCCACGGGCCGAGGTGGACGAAGCTCAGCCTCGAAGGCGAAGCCTGCGGGCCGAGGGAAGCCACGGGCCTGAGAGAAGGAGAGAAAGAACGACTCGTCTGGGCGGAGCACCCAGCCGTAGCCTGAATGAAATGTCGTTTCAGCGTCCTTGCCATTATTCTCTTCAACAAAGGGCCATTTCTTTTTCTGAGGCCGTTTGAATTACTCGGTCTAAGCTGGATTCGATGAATTTCCGCCGCCGGCCGACTACCACTGTCCGCATCCCCTTGGCAATCAGAGCCGGCTTGAGCCGATAAAATTGACTGCGTGAGATTCCTAATTGCTCTGCAACTTGCTCAGGTGTCAATAATCGTTCAGGCACAGATGCCTCCTTGCACTAGGATTTGCTCAGCTTTTTTTCTTGACCCAACATCTGATTTGTGCTAGACTTCATCATCTTGCTAGGTTCCCTGGCCACGGATGGGTTTATTCCGTGGCCTTTTTTATTGGTCTGCGACTGCTGGTGCAGGGGTTGCATTTTGCTCTGCTCGTTCTTGTATGAATCTGTCGTAGCCCTTGCGCACCAAAAGCCGCAGGGTACTGCTTCGATTAGGTTTGGTAGGGTCATTCAGAGCCGCCACATAGTCGATCCGGGCCACCTCTTCCGGGCCAAAATCAGCGGCTAGTCGTACTGTTTGGATTTCTGGAGTCTCACTCATGCTAATCTTGGTTCCTGGTTTAGGGGTAATGCTCATGGTGGCAAGTATCGACAACTTCTTGATTTTCGTCAAGTATAAAATTATCAATAGATGGTAGAAATATATCAACGCTTGATATAAGTATCTGAAATACAAAGATATAAAAATCTTGACTTTTTTTACAAAAAATTGTATTTTCTACTTATTATGGTAGATACCCGATTAACCTTCGATCATATTCGTATGCGGGAGATTAGGCGAAAGAAGTGCATATTTGCCAAGATATTGGCCCAAAGAGTAGGCTGTAGTGCTGATCATATAAGCCGCATCGAGAACGGCAAAACACCTCCCGGAATGGGGCTTGCAGAGAAAATAGCAAAGACGCTCTGTATAGCCCCTGAATCGCTCTACCTGCCCCCAGGATCGACTATCTCTCCCATATCGACCTCTGGGCTATCCCCGGACGAACGGGAGCTACTGGACGCCTACAGGCGACTCCCAGCGAGTTTTAGGGACTTCGTCAATGCCTTGACCCTGAATCTCACTCAGGCCGAGAAAGGCGAAACACAACAGGAGGCGATTGATATGGCAAGGGGCTATCAGGCAGTGCAGGATACCCGGCGAGCTTCCGTAGAGTCGGCAAGCAAACGCTCAAAGTCTGCGGGCTAAGTGAATCGATCAAGAAGCGGGCCTCAACATGGACAGCATTCCTATGCCCCCGTGGTTGTCTCTTTGCTATCATGGTGTACCCCTGATTTGCCCGGTCGGCCCCCTATCTTGATCTGGGGGCGGGATTCGCCGGGTGGGGGAATGTTAGGTAAATGTTAGTGGCAAGTCAAAAAGAAAATTTCAGGGGGTAAATATGCTACAATTTCAAGTCCACGGTTATGGCCGGGATTCGGGGCAAAGACGTAAGCGAACTTACAAGGCCAAAGATGAAAAAGAAGCCATTCTCAAAGCAGGCGAAGATGGAACAATTGTCGAAAGGATAGAACAGCTTCCCGATGAACCAGCAACTGAACGACAAATTGTTTATGCTCGTGGCATAGGCTTAGCCTTTCCATCTGATATAACTAAACAGGAAATGAGCGATTTACTCACTAGGTATGAATCGGAAGATGAACCGTCTCCAGCAAGATTGTGTAATTGGGCGAGGGACTTGGGCGTGCTTTGCAGTGATTATAGTGGGAAAGTCGCACTATTCGAGCGGATAACAGAAGCCCTTAAAGAACCGGGTAGAGAAAAAGATTTGGCTCTGTGGTTCACCTATATGGTCCTTCGTGAATTTCAACACGCCAATTGGTATCATCCTGCTGACAGCGGGTTTGACAAAACCTTTGTCCAAAACATTTCCTCGGAGCTTACCGAGGATGAGAAAGTTATCAGTTCTATTAAGCGATATAGCGGGTTTGAATTGATCAGTTTCGGCGAGAAAACGGATAGCGATGGTACGGTTCACGTAGGCGGCAGCAAGAAAACCATTGCTTATATGACCACAGCAGGATTAATCCGAAAAAAACTTGGAATACAAGAACGGCCTGCTCCAATGCGCAATCTCAGAGATGAATTTATCCCCCTGGTGGAGAAAAAAAACAATCCGACTGGTTGTGCGACCGTAATTGGAGTAATAATACTGATATTGATTGTTATGTTTTTGCTTAGAACAAGTAGTTGAGTTTCAGCAAAGGGAGCCTGATATGGATCGCTGCGAACTTTGCGGGTTGGCTACATCGCCGGAGAACCTCCGGCAAATAGATTCTGGAGAGCATGTCTGCCCCACGTGCCAGCAGGGATTACGAGAAGTGAAAACTAACCAGGTTTCGCCGACAAAACCAATTTTTAAACAATCCATTTTGCCCGTACATTATAAGCCTTCTGGACAACCATCCAGTAGATTATATATCGGATTAAATATAATGTCTGTGATCTTTGTTCTTGTCGGTTTGTTCGGCGTGTGGCTTGGATCATGGATAATATCTCGGACAGAATCTAACGAACTGAGTATAGTAGCTGGACTGATGTTCGCAGCTGTATCGATCCTGCCTATAGCCATAGGTCTCGTGCTGAGCTGTTTGCGAGACATTGCTATTTATAACCGAGATACGGTCCAGGCAATTAAAGAGCTGCGGCAATCACAGAATTTACAGCACACAGAATCTCAAGTCCAATCTAAAACCGATTAACCTAACTGCCTAGCTACTTCTTCGGCCCGGGCCAGGTCCCGCTCGGCGTAGATCTCCGTGGACGACATGTTGGAGTGCCCGCCGGCGATGCGGGCCGTTTCTATATCGAAGTGTTTGCGGATGTTGGTCAGGAAGGTGTGCCGCAATCGGTGCGGCCCCCAGCATTCCACCTGAAGCCCATCACGCCTGGCTGTCTTGATGGCGTACCAAATAGCACGGTAGTAGGTCCGCCGATCGTACAAGGGCCGCATAGCCTGCCGGGACCGCCCACGCTGGGCCATAGAGTCATCAGGAGTAAAGCAATATTGATCAGGCTTTCGCTCCAGAAAAGGCCTTAGAATCTTTTGACTTTGAGGCCCGATCGCCACGTGCCGGGTATGTCCCAGGTGCTCGGTCTTATGCTGCTCCGGCCGGTAAATCCACACCGTCCCTGAACGGTCAATATTCTGGGGTCTCAGTAAGCAGACCTCTGTGCTACGCATACCTGTCAAGAGCTGTAGCTGGACCATAGATTGCAACGTAGCAGGCATGTAGGGCAGGACGGCTCTCACCTGTTTCTCGTCAATTGGGCGTACTATAGCGGTTTCACGGGCCCCTGAGCGGCCGCGTTGGAGATTACGGACGACCTGGACCGCATGCCACGTTGATGGAGGCACTATTTGTTCATCGGCGGCCCAGTAATACATGCGTTTGACGATATTGATCTTGGCATTGATGGTCGTCCGGGCCAGATTGTCATCGATCATCTTTTGACGAATCGCCTTGATTTCCGTCTGTGTTACCGCATCGGCCGGCAACGATCCGTAATGTTCGCTAACCAGCCTGATTCCCCAAATAATCCTTTTTGCCTCACCTGTGAGCGTACCATCTTGACGGCGGTAGTATATCTGGGCATGCGCAATATAGGCAGCAACCAGGTCAGATACAGTTGTAACCTTTCCGCCACTATGTTTTCTGGCTGCGGTCTCCCACCAATTACGGACGATATACACAGCAGCTTTACGGTTGTCAGGCGAGTCCAGGAGGGCGTGTCTTGCCCCCGGAGGCCGGATGGGTCGATATTTTTGCTTGTCCTCCCCAGGCAGCTTGCCTCGCCACCAGAGCCGGCCATTGTTAGCGTATATGCATCCGGGCGGCTTGGATTGCGATTTTGCCATTGAAAAATACCCAACCCCGCGTGATAATGACAAGCGTGAAAGATAGCTTTATAATTCTTAGTGTTATAAAACGATTTGTGCTGCAGGTCAAGCAGAAAATAAATTGTTCTAACTGTTTGGTTGAAAGATATTTAGAAAATAGGGGCGATTAGCTCAGTTGGTTAGAGCGCTTGCTCGACAATTCTTCCAAGGTAATTTCTAAGTTTTTGAACAACAGAGACTTGTAATATAAGCCCATTTACAACATTGGCTTATAAAGTCTCATTCTGTGTTAGTCTGTACTGATTTTGTTGCACAAAAGGGGGGAATTATACGGTGTGTTATACTGGCGATATACCCTATGATGCTATCACAGGCCAAAGCTTCCTTGGACATTCAAAGTTTTTATACTTCCATTTAGATTCCAATAGACAACCACAGCCTTTTTTTTCTCCTCCCAATCTTAATTCCTGAGTTATAGGTTTGCCACACCAAAAACCCATTTCATCCTTCGTCAGCAGTTCGCATTTGAAACAAACTTCCTGGCGTCGCTGCAATACTACTGCAGAAACAATCCCTCCCCCTGCTACACGGCCCAGAGCTTGAGAGGTTCGATGTATGATCTTTTGAGAAAAACTCTTGTCTTTTTTTCCATCTCGCCGGGCAAACAGATCGCCAATGTAATCCGGTCCCTGCTCCGCACATAATCCGCAAAAGACGGCACTGGTATAAGCCTCATGTTTCTTACACCAGGGGTACTTCCCTTGCTGTCCTAAGAATATACATTGAGTTACCATGTCGGCGTCAGTTCGCAACTGCCTCCCTCGGCACAAGGACTATACTGTTTGGCATCGTAAGAACCGCCGCCACCAGAATTGACATGTCCGTTGCAAGCTAAATCATTTGCCAAGGTTGGCGGGCTGTTGCATTGATACCTAGCAGTATCTTCAACGGCATAAAAAAATAAATGAGTATTCCAGTCGTAATCACAAGCATATTTTTGGCCTAAACTAAGGCCGGGTTCAGAAAGAATAGGGCGCGTATGCCGATAATCTATGATAACTGCCCATACGACCCATTGAGTATCAGTGCCGTTGGCTACTAGCTGCAAAGTCGCATACCAGTACCAACCAGGATACCCTGGAACGCCAAACTTGGGTGTGTTCCACATACAAGAGTTGCCGAGCGTGGGTATCAAAATCCAGCCTGCGGGGTTTTTGAGTTCTTCTATAGCTGCGGCAACTACCGCTTGCTCAGTGCAATTCCCGCAAGGAGTTATAGTGCCGGAAAAAACAGCCGTATAGTATCGGGGAGTTACTCCAAGATGGCTCCAGGCAACAATCGCAGAACCATCATATCCGCTGTTTCCGAAAGGAAAACCACAGCCGGTAACGATATTATCATTGGGTATGGCCGATGTACTTCCAGCCTCACACCAAGCGGGTGTAATTTCGTATGCCGTTCCAGGGGCATATCCAGCAGTAAAGAGACCCGCTCCTCCGCCTGAAGCTCCTGCACTTATTAATAACTCTCTTGTAGCCGACGGTCCTAAAAGAGAGCCGGAAAGAAATAAAGTATTACTGCCTGAACATATCGGAAATTCGGCTGACCAGATGCAGTTAGTCTCAGAAACCAAAGGCAGTGTCCAGGTATTATTCACCTCAGCAAAACAAGCAGGATACCCACTACAAACTATCACGTCAGAAAAAGTTATGGTTATGTTTTCACTTATCCCGCCTTGATCTATACCGCTACAGGCACAAAGGCATCTGGAACACTGCTCACAACAGGTTCTTGTTCCTTGACATCCCCGTTTGGCTTTCGTCTGGTTAGGCGTATCGCAATGCCTGGCGAACATGCGGTAATAATAATCGTTTTCCGGCGGTGTGAGGGGGTCTCCGCATTCCTTTGGGTCGCCAGCGGCAACGTACTGTTCCCAAGTCGCCACCGCATAAGATGTATAATAATCAGACATACCAGCTCGCCTCGGGGCGAAGCCACAGGCCTCGCCGACTCATCTAGGCAGGTTTTAGGTACAGGAACAAACGATAACCTTAAGAGATTCTCCACCGAGAATGCCAGCCTCGATTATTGAATTTGTTAACTTATCCCATGCAAGAATAACTCCACAATATTGGTCCACAGACATGGAGATATAAACAACATTTCCGTCTTGACTTGTTTGTACTCGAAGCCCATTTGTGGATACCGTACTCAAAAGCGGGTCTAGAGAATAGCCTCCCCATACCTCAGAGAAATATTCCAATGTAACTGCAACCGCTTTACAATTTGTCGCTGAGATAACAAATAGGTTCGAACTGTCCGCCGCACCAACGCCTAGAACGCTAGCTGCATAACCACCCGCTAAAGCATTAATGGCAGCTACCATCGTAGTTAGCGTAGTATAGACGCTAAATAGCAAGGTAGAAGTGCCTGGTCCCGTACCGCCCGTTTTTACCAAGATGACAGCCCCGGCTGTTACCTGTACTGTGTAAGCCGTGCCATCACCAGTACCTAATACCGATAGAGCATCACTGATACTAACGGGATCAACGTAGAGACCGCCGTATTTATGGCTAGTTGGCGGACCTTCATTTATAGCAACTTCCTTTATTTGGCCAGGCCGGATAGAAGAAGTAGCCGTTTGAGCGGCAAAAGAGATTGATTTTCTAATAACTCCCAGCGGGCCGTGATGCCTTTTTTGCTCGCTGATATATTTGACGGCTTCGTTAAGAATCCGAGCGGCTTTGCTGTCTATAACGTACCTCATGCAAGTCCCGCCCATTGAACAAAGGGGTATCGTTTTTGATAGACCCAGTGTACCTTTGAATAATCAGTTATTATCGTGCCATCGACAACACTGATATAAACCGGCACACCATCAGGCGCAAGGGGGAATTTCCCTGTCGCCGGGTTATAGTAATGATTTCCTTGATGAGCATATCTGCGATACCAAGCATACTCATCTTCTTTGCCCGCAGGTATGAGCTCAAAATTGGCTCCATTGTTTATAACGCGATAACAATACTCATATCTGATAGGCGCAATTTTCCAGCGGAAGTAAATTTCATAATTTACCTTACTGTATAAAATTTCCCCGGCCGAATTTTTCACGTGTTCCACCCTAAGCCGGCGAATCAAGGCCCGCCCGCGAGGAGCCCCACGAAACGGAACCGCATTAACCGAAAAATGCCAGTCGAAAGCTACAGACTCATCAAAAGCGGCTTCATTCCTGACAATAGTCAAAACTTGATCTGGAATTTCCTCATCGACCTCAATGGGTTCGCCAAGTTTGTTTATATATGAATAGCCATCCGCATCGACATCCACCTTTTCGGTAGTGGTGACTGTATCCCATGATTCTTCCGCCGGCTGATTTAATGGATCTGCCGCACCTTCTTCCTCTTGCTTACCACCCTCATTTACGCTGCCGCCATAATTCACCACGACATTGAAAAAAGTCGGCGATACCTTTGTTACCTGTGGTTCTTTAGACCGCAGAGTCGTCCATCCGGGATAGAATGTTCCGGGAGCAGGAATTATAATAGACGGGGTTAGGGGATCAGACTGTGGCCATAAGAATCGAGCATCATCGGCAACACTATCGGTAATCAGGGAAAAACATCTCACCGATGTTTTATTGTCGGCTTCTCCGCCGGCCGAATGACCTCTAAAACCTTCTCTTATACTGACTATAGCCATGGCTGTTATTCCGCAAGAGTCAAAACGCTTGTACCTTCGCCGCTTCCCATCTTGGCATACATTCTTTCCAGTACTTCTTTTACCTGCTCGGTGATCTTAAGATTTCCATCCTGGAGTTTTATTTGATCCTGATTGTCCTTATGCAACTGTGCGTAAGGATCAGAATAGCCAGGGGCCCTGGACATCATCCGGGATTCCGTTGCTCGAAGTTCACTAAATCTATCTGCCGGAGCGGCGGTCTCCGCTTGGTCGCTAATTATTTGCTGCTGCTTCAAAGCGAACTTCAGTTGAGTCGCTTCCATCACCTCAGAGCCTAACCGTTGGGCCTCAATCATGGCCTCTTGATATTCTACAGCTAATAATGCCAACTCTTTATCGAGGCCGGTTTTGGTTATATTAATCCACAGATTGCTGATCTCGCCGAAAAGACCTTTGGTGCTGTCCAGCCGTTCCTTGGCCAGGGCTTCCGTCTGCTTACGCTGTTCGTCTTGTTCCTTATCGGCATATTTTTTACGGATACCATACAGCTCCCATTGGAGCATCTCTTCTAATATCTTGGTATTGTCACCGGCCTCCTCAGCCGCCTCAATTTGATTTTTATATTTTAGTTTGACGGTTTCTTCTTCTTCCTCCATCCCTTCTTTCAAAATCTTAATTTTTAGTTGTTCCAGATCACGTAAATGCACTGCCTCTTTCGCCGAGGCCTCCGAGTCTGATTTGCCCGGCGGTGGCGTCTGCGGCCCTGATGGTCCGCCCGCGAACAGACCGGCTAATAGCCGCTCGTCACTTACCAGCGATTCTCTGGTGCTGAGCTGGTCCAGTCTTTCTTCATAACCTATTAATCCAAGGGTAAGAAAATCCATCAATTTTGCGTTCGCATATATAGCTTTGTTTGCCAGCCAACCTAGATGTTCGCCAGTCCAATAAATACCCCGGCCTAAATACAAAAATCCCTTGGCAAGAATACCAACGATCTGAAGAGAATTAGTTAGAGCCTCTGAATCCTTTTTGATCCAGTCCGTGAATTCCACGACTACGGGCATTAATTGATCGCCCAATGTTTCCTTTAGGTCGCCAATGGTATTTTTAAATTGCTCCAATTTACCGCTGTCGGTTTGAGCTTCCCCGGTGGCCAGGCTAAAATTATCGGCACCAATACGCAGCAAAGCATTGAATTTTTCCTGGGGACTCAGCGTCTCAGCAAGAACTATGCCGAAACGTTTGAGCTGAGATGTATTTCCCATTGCAGCCTTGGCCACTAATCGCATAGATGCCTCTAGGTCCATCTTATACGCCCGGGAAAGCCCGATGGCCGCAACTGTGGCGTCCTGCAGCTGCTGGCCGGAGAGTTTGCCCATACTCGCTCCCAGAGCCATTATTCCCAGAACAACCTCATCGTCTATAATCGTTTGTTTCTGGATTCCAGCAGCAAACTTTTTCATATCATCAACGGCAGCTTGCCCGCCGGCGCCTAACAGATTCAAGGCATCAGATAGATTACGAACTGCTTGTTCTTGCTTGCCAAAAGCAGTTATGGATTCCCGGACCAGATTGACTAAGGCGTATATGCCCAATCCCCCTAGCGCTAAATTACGCATGCTGGTTAATTGCTGGCTCAGACCGCTAAGCCCCTGCCCCACGGAGGCAAAGGCCCGCGGCGTCTGATTCTGTGCAGCTATAACAACATCCAGTTGACGCTTAGCCATTTTATAATCCACCCAATCTCGCTTGGTGGCGAGCCTTCTCCGCCCAGACGAATCGACAATAGCTCAAGAACGCCTGAGCCTGGTCCAAGGCTCCGCCGGCTACCGGCGGCAAGCCCTTTTCGTATAGGTCGGCGTAATCCATAAATTCCCAAACCTCTGCCGGTATGCTTTTTCTGGGACATTGCTTCAACGAGAAACGCCCCGTTTGTTTACAACCATCGCAGCCGAACCCGCTGCACAGCGGACACTCGTACTCATAAGGCGACTGCTCGCTTACGGGGTCTTTACAGGTGTTGCATTTTCCGGGCCGGCAGATTTGCCCGAAGGAATAGGCGACTGCGATTCTAAGTTTTTTAGGTCCTCAATTCTGGGACTGTAGGACCAGGCCCGGTAAATTAATTCCTGAGCTTCGCTGAATTGCAGGACGTCCTCAACACGCTCGAGGTCATAAGCCAAGCCATTGGGCATGTTTTCCCATCCCACTAGAACGTTTTTGAGGATAGCAAATAATTTATCGATCCGCTGTACAGAGCTATTAAGCCGCTCCAGTTCGTCGAACTTCTCGGCCTGTCTGCGTTGTTCACGCCCGCTCAAAAACCGAAAGAAAAACCGGGGCTGTTTTTCCTGGGGTAATTTTTCATCGGTGCGCAGGACCAGACTGAATCTATCCTCGGTACTCAAAGGTAAGGGCATTAGTTTTTCTCCTTATCGACAATCTTTTTAGACTCCGCCAAACCGTCCAGGTATCGCTGCTGCACTTCGGCGGGCAGCGAATCCCAGACACGCTGTATCTGTAAATCGGTGGCTTGTTCAAAGCCACCGTGATGTTTGCGAACGGCCTCTCTGATTTTAGATATGTTTTCCACAGTCATTCTCCTTTCATGCTATGGCAGGGCCTACGCCCTGACGAGTTCATCTTTCAGAGCCTAACAGAATAAGTAACTGCATCAGGATGATTAAGTTGCCGTCAAGGTCAGCTCGTCATTGCCGGTGTCATGATCGCTTACATTCAATTGGGCCGTGATCTCCTCAGTCAATTTACCGTCCCGATCGCCTTCTTGCGGTGCCCGATGCTGTAACTTAGGAGCAGCCAGGGTCAGACCACGAGTGCCATTAGTAAAAGCCATGCTCAAGGCGGCTTCAGTTCCAACCAACCATAATCCATAAGCGTCATAGTAAGCAATTAATTCAGCCAAGGCATCCATGGTGATCACCGGATCACGTCCAGTGATCACATAAAAAGTCACTCCCTGGGCTTTTTGAATATCTTCCACCGGTGTGATTTTGTTGCCCATGTCCAAATTGAAAGTAGAAATCAGAGGATTGTAAGAACCGATGGTGAAAGTAACCGCGGCTGCTCTGATAGGCAATTGGGTATTTATGGTAGCTGTCGGCACAGCAACCGTGGTAGGTGGATTCCATACTCCGCTAAAATCAAATTCAAAAAAAACCGGCTTGCCGAATTCACCGCTGATCCGTACGTTACCCATACAACCATGCAGTTGCTTATACATGCTGTTTGGATTATCCCCGCCGCCTTCGTGCATACCGATAGTAATAGTTTTCATAGCGGCGACGGAACTTACCGGCGCGAAAACATTCGGAGGCCCAGCAGTTAAGCCAAAACCACAAGCTTGCAAAAGAATGGCCAACCCCGCGTCTATGGCTGCCGTGGCAGCGCCGGAAACAGCGCGCAATTCGGTTCGGAAAGTACAGGTTCCAACTCGTTCTCCGGAAACAGCAGGGAAATGACCCAAAGCTGCGCCCGAAGGTTCTCGTGATTGCGTACTATCAGTCAATTGCATAACCGGCTCAAAAGCCAAAACATGGGTAGCTCCGGCTACCAATGTACCCTTTTCTGTTTCCAGCGACACTTGTAAAACTTTAACTCTACCGAGTTTTGTTGCCGCATTTGCCATTTTTGTTTCCTTTCAATAAAATTATGCCTTCTTTATGACGGAGTTTCATCGACCCAAACCGTTACAATCAGACCTTGCCCCTGAACACCTGTCGATCCACTGACAGCTATCACGGCCAGTAGGCTATCTCCGGCCACCAAACTGGAGGAGCTGATGGTGCCGGTTTCGACCTCACAGTCGGCTTGGGTGCTACTGTAATTAATAACTCCGCTGAGGACGGTTGCCGGAGTCGGTACATCTTGATCCGCCTTTTTAAGATCGACTGTGAAGGCCTTATCGCCACCGCTGGGAGAATCAACACAGGCAACTTCGATAGCCAGAATTGTAGCCGTTGCTCCGCGAACCGTGTGAATCGGTACAATAGCTGCGACCACGTCAGTCCCATCGTCCTGTTTATAATGAATAGCATATCGATGTATCATCTTACTGGTTACGATAGCCGCCCCAGCAGCTATCGCGTCATTGTCGACTGTTCCATCCGGTAGAACGAGCGAGCCGATAAAAGTTACCGTACCTAGAAAAGTAAAATCGCCGTATATGCGTGAAACTGACATTTTTCACTCCTTAGATTCTCAGGTAGGGATCGTTTTCAGCAACCCGATAAATTACCTCGATCCAAACAGTAGCGCCCTCAAAGCCTCTGCTAGGCTCGGCATAGTCGACAGAACCGAGATCACTACGAATAGCCAGTCCGCCCCACTGAACATCAGCCATCAGAGCCTTTTGGACATCGGCAATAAAGCTATTCAAGGCCTGATCCATAGGCACCGTATTCTTTTCGCTATGTCTTAAAAATAAATCAATAGTGAATGGCTGACGCCAGCCGATAGCCGGCGGGTTGCCGACTATATCCTCGCTCGTCTCCCGCTCGGCGTTATCCTGCAAGACGGAAATACCCTTATCCGCAGGGTGAAAATTTTCTCCAGTACGCCGGGGCCTCACTACTTCCGAGACGGTATTCGCATAACCGTTGGCTGCGGTAATCGTCTTCAGCTTGGTGACGATGGCTTGAGCGATCTGTTCGATAATTGATTCGGCCATTTTATGCAGACCTCCGATGTCTCTGGAGTATCACGCCTACCTGGGTAGTTATCTCTTTTTCGAGCCGCGAGCCGATGACGTTATTCAGGGAGGCCTCAGTCAGTGCGGATATATTCTCTGCTGCTACAGGTACGGATGGGCCAAATATTTCTTCAATTGGCAATCGAGCAAGCTCATGTCCCTCGAGCTGCCTGCGCCGAAACACTCCACGGTGTCCGCTTCTCATTTGTATCGGAGTTCCGCTCGCATAAGACTCCATAAAAGCGCCTAGCGCTGTTTTTCGGCCACCACTGCGACTTATACGATACGTTACTCCCTTCTTTGTTTGCCTGGCTCCAAAGTTAAATATAGGAATTCGCCGGCCACTGATAACTATATTGGCCATCAAATCACGATAAGTAGCCCTCCGCAAAGTAACATTTCTGTTCCGTAAATCACTTTTTTTTACAGCAATCTGCTGAGCTATAATATCAATGATTCTCTTTCTCGCAGTTACCCCAACTTTGTTGATTGCTCTGCTAAGAACAGTCTGCAGTTCTCTTGGGGCCTCGGCGAAAAAAGCCTTGAGCTCTCGCATCTGCCGGCGATTGACCGTAATCTCAATCATCTCAGGCCACCTCCTGCTGCACATAACAACTACCAATAGCGATGGTCAGCTTTTTGCCGCCGGAAGTGATTACCTGGAGCTGATAGGTGTAATTGTATTTATCGCCCGGGGGACTCCCAGCCAGAGCCGCCGTCTGGGCTGCGGTTAGATCGACCTTGAAAACTGCAGTGGTGCCATCCATAGAAACCGCGACGCTGACTTCGAGGTCCTTTGTGTTGTCGCCCACGTCATAATCTTCTTGCACCACCAAGCGAAGTTTGCCCGTGGCCCCTACCAAACTGGGGGTAGTCCAGTTCTCGTTCTGCCATTCCAGAGCCCGGCTATCAGCATCCAGATAATCATCACCCTGGATAATGGTAATGTCCCCGTCGCTGGCCACAGGAGCCACTACGTTGACGCTGGCTGTGCCGATCCGCTGTACATAGGTCTCCACAGTAGCTAATTTCTCTTGGATCGCTTCTGTCGAGTCAGTAGCCGCGCTGAATGTACCGCCCACGTCAGACGGTGTGCTGGCCGCCTTGCTCATCAGGCCCTTGAGGAATCCAAATATGGTATTTGCGCCCGTAACGGTAAACGCGCCTATGCGAGCCAGGAGCGTAGTCTGGTTGGCCAGCGTGCCTTGCAAGTCCGCCTGGTCGCTGAGCGTCTTAAGCGTATCGCTATCCGCCCCGCGTATGTTACCTTCGGCGGTGGTTATCTCGGCGGGCGTGCTGCGGCTGGAGATAGTAGCATCGAGCTTGCCGAGTCTGATTTCAGTACACACACTGGCTAGAGCAGCATTGTCTGTGCCTCGCATAGCCGCCCCATCTAAGCCCGCAACGTCCACTTTCATAATATCAATTTCAGCAGCAGCCTTACCAGGCGTTCCCGCGTCCAGTTCTGCCAGACGAGCTTCAGTGCAAACCGTAGCCAAGGCCGCGCCATCTGTGCCTCGCATAGCTACTCCACCAATGCCTTCCACCTCGGCCTTGATAGCGGCGTTGCCGTTGGTCGCATCGTCCAGAATATCCGTGTAGCCTTCGATAGTTGTTTCGTGAGTGTGTAAAGCCGAGGCGTCAATCTCCGCAGCACCATCCCAGTGCATTTCGCCTGTCGAGCCGATGATGGTATCCGTAGAGGCGGGAGAGGCCCCAATTCTCAAAAACATTACAACACTATAAACTCCGGCAGCTACTACAGGGAACGTGCCTCGATATTGTCCAGTGGTTCCTACTTCGGATAAGACAATATCATAATCGTCTTGTACATGTCCGCCTGTGCCATAAGTTTCAAAAGCACCGCCCACAGGATAATATACTTGGCCGGCGGCATTAAAAACCAGGGTGTATAGGTTTGCTCCGGTGTTATATGTAGCTCTGATTTCATTAGCCATTATGGTAGAGCCTCAACGGTAATGTTTTTGGCAACTTCGATAGCCTCTTTGAGCTTGGTATAGACCGTGAGCATAGCCGCAGCATCGGTGCCGAGTTGGGCAGCAATGGCTGTGCGGCTGCGGAGTTTGACGATGCTGCGAATCTCGGCCAGCCGAATCTCCGCAAAACTTACTACCTGGGAAATCTTTTTACGGATTTCGATAGTCTCGTCAGCTATGGTTATTGTTTTTTCAGCAACATCGGTTAGAGCCATCAATTTACTCCTTTCAATCGGGCTTTGGGCTATGGACTTTGGACTGTAGGCATCTAAAGCCCAAAGTCTAAAGTCTATTTCAATATCCAACCTCAAGGGCTTCAATCACGGCTACCCAACGAACAGTATCTCCTGCAAAGGTAGTATCTCGAACCTGTATATCAAGAGCCTCATTGTTATTATCGGCAATGGCCTGAACTTCATAATCCGTATCGTCAGCCTCATACACATTTGTTATTGTTGGTGTTCCGAGAATCACGGTAGAATTGGCTCCATTTCTAGCAATAGCTCCCGTGATATTGTAAGCAAATCGTTTGCTGTCGTCATCTGTTTTACCAACAATCATAACCCTGAAATTGATAACCGTATTCGCAGGGATTTTGAATAGTTCTGTGGCCGTAACTCCATCAATAAAAAGACTGTACCAAGTCGCCACACTACTGCTATGCGTTATTTGGCGACGCATAACAACACGGGTAAATTGGGCATCTCCCCCTGCTGAAAAATATCCGGAGGCCGTGGCGAACAAATAGGTTATGAGCCTGGTTGAAGAAGCCCCACCTTCGGCATGAGAACCGAAACCGTTGGCTAATGTGCCGTTGCCTTCGGCATGGGAACGAGTGCCAGTGGCTGTTGCACCATAACCTTCGGCATGAGCAGATTCACCGCTAGCTGTTGTATATCTACCTTCGGCATGAGCACCAGCACCGCTGGCTATTCCGAATAAGCCTTCAGCATGAGCATTCTCGTTATTAGCTGTTGTAGATGTACCTTCAGCATGGGAACGAATACCACTGGCTGTTGTAGTGTCGCCTTCAGCGTGAGCAGAAGTCTGACTAGCCACTGTAAGATTGCCTTCAGCATGAGAACGAATGCCGCTGGCCGTTGTGGCATTGCCTTCAGCGTGAGAAGATTCACCGCTAGCTATTGTACCCGTACCTTCAGCATGAGAATTAATGCCGCTGGCCGTACCGGTGCCGTCATTTGCGCCTGTTTCAATCCATTGAGAGGCCGTCTGGTCCCAGGACAATTTCAACCAAGTTTCAACGACAGCCCTATACCAATCTCCCCGGAGAGCAGTATTAGCATTGTCCTTAATTATTATTGAATTTCCGTTACCAATATCTTTGAGTACCAGAGTTAATATCTGACCGTCTTTAACCCCGTCAGCAATGGCCGTAGTGGCATCGCTGGTACGGGTTTGAAACGTTCCAGTAAGCGTAATCAGCACCACCGGCTGGTTATTATGCTGGATGGTGAAGTTGCTGGCACTGATAGTCTGCGTAGCAGCAGCGGCGATTTCGGCGGCGGTAATGTTATGAACGGGTATTTCCATTTTCTATTTCAGTTATACGAGCCTGTTCCCAACCTTTACATTCTTTAGGCCGACTACCGCACCATTCCACTTCCAGCAGATTTCTCTCTACGTTTGTACAACCATAAAAGCCCTTGACATAAGGAACCTGGTGCCGACAGTTTCGAGCCGCTTTGCCGTGCAAACACAAACGCATATAACTAACATTTTCCGGCAGCAATTCGTTGAGAGCAAATCGTTCATTACATCTATAACTTTTTCATATCTGTCAAGTATTATGCACTTCCATCACCACTGCTCTGGCTTCCGGAGTCTGGGAATCTTTCAGAACTAGTTTGGCCTTAGCAGCTTCAGCCTCGCTTAAAGATTTGAGCAGAGCATCGACAGATTCCACAATATTGGTTGTGGTAGCGTCTTTCTTCTTGAGCTTCTGCAAACTAACAATTATGGAGCCTATCAATGCCAGGCCCGTACCACCCAGACCAACCCAGGGGCCTATAGGCTGCGGTACATAGCCTCCAATTTTTTGGATGCCCTGTCCGTACAGCTGTAATTCCTGGCCAAGTCCTTGCTCCCCAGATTGTACTGCCAGAATTTGTTGCTGATAACTTGTAAGGTCAGTTTGCACTTGCATTTTTTTAGCCAAAGTATTAGCCAAAATATTCTGGGCATCGGTTAGAATCTTTGTAAGTTTGGCCGTGGTATCGGCATCCAGTCCGGCAGTTGCTAAATAAGTTTGGCTGCGGGTAATGATGTCCTGCAACGTAGCCACGTCTTTGTCCATATTGGCAACAGCGGCCTGACTAGTAGCCACTGCTTTTTCTAGATTGGCAATTCGTTGTTCAGAAGTCCCCCATTGAAAACCGTTGCATCCCACCAGCAACACAGTTAATAGAATTAGAATCCATAACTTTTTCATTTTAGTCCTCCTTGACTTATGACAATCAACTGCTTCACACTTTCGAATCCTATTCTCAAACCTTCGTACATTTCCTGATTACATTAATGGTTTCATTGTGCAACTTTTCCAACTTCTCATCTCTCTTTTCAAGTTTTAAATCCTTCTCATCTACCTTCGCTTGTTGAATTCTAATAACCTCAAGTAACTCCTTTCTCTGTATTGCAAATTCTGCAATAGAGTTCTTCTGTGCCCGGTAATTCTGAAAAACCATATAGGCGCACAAACCAAAACCACCAAATTGTAAAAACATACCTTCCGGTGTGCTCTGCCCAACCGTGCCTGTGGAAAAAACAGACAAAATTCCAAAAATAAATAACCCCAAAACCGATAAGATAAAAGTTTGCGGCACTCCATTGAACATAAATCAATCTCCTACAAATCCTCCGTGTTTTCACCTCTTAAACCAATCTTCGCATATCTCTCCGCGTTCGTACCACCACTCATTCCTGTTCAGTAAAATCAAATAACTTCCAAAGTCGCAAATTCACTATCCTGATCAACAATTCGTTGAATTGCCCGTGTGCTGAGTTCACCACCTATTCGTTCAGCTACATCCAACCTGTCGGTTCCACGATCCATTTGGGCAGGATCAATGCCTTTGAATTGGTCATTGAGCACCGTAACCCGTAAAGGAAAAACGGTGCTATTCATGACTCCTTCGGGAGCTTGCCTATCAACTAAAGCTGTGATCTGGCGAGGGGAGCCTTGGGCAGGCCGATAGACAACATCCTCGGTCTGCCCGAGACCATTAAATTTCGCCATCATTCGCTCAGCCAAGGCGCTCATGGATCATTGCCCCTTAGCTAGAGGCTTGTAGGCCAGCAGCTTTTATGGCAGCAATCTCTGCATTCAGCGTAGTTCTGGCAGCCGCAACGTCAACTTTGACCTTGGCATCTTGAGCGGCCAAAGATGCAACCAAATCTTCAACCCATTCGTTAAGAGCCAAAATGTCGGCCTTGACTTTGGCATCTTGAGCGGCCAAAGATGCAACCAAATCTTCAGCCCATTCATTGAGAGCCAAAATGTCGGCCTTCGCCCGATTCAGTTCGGTAACACACTCGGTGAAGTTGTTGTTGATCTTGGCCGCATCACCATCAGTCAATTCAACACCGGCTCCGCCCGCCTGTTGCGTTACCGCATCAAAAGTCAAGTCTGCCGCTCCACCAGTGCTGTTAACCAGTATGCCTTGGGTTGCAGTTGGACCTACGGCTAGCGTGGTTCCTGCTGTCCCGGTGGTGTTGTCAGTAACAACATCTTGGGTTGCAGTCGGACCTACGGCCAGTGTGGTTCCTGCCGTACCAGTAGTATTGTCGGTAACAGCATCTTGGGTTTGAGCGCCCATAGCCGCGACATTGGCCGCGGTTTCACCGCCCTCGCCGCCGGCACCGGTATTCAGAATGACGGTGGCCGTGGTAGTGCCGTTGCCATAAATTTTCTCGGAAACACCGATCAGGGCACCGGCAATCACTGTTTCGGTCAAACGACTATTTCCCGAATCCCAGTACAGATTCTGGCCGGCGGTAAAGGTATCCGTAGACAACTTTGCCAGGCTGTGAACGCCGCTGATCATCAGCGCACCATAAGCCGTTGAGGCAATGTCTGTCACAGCAATACCATAAACGCCGCCAAGATTGACGACGGCGCCGGATGAAACAGCCAAACCGGTTCCGTTGTACCACCTAATAAGTTTACCTTCGCCTCGATAAGTATTCATAATTGACTCCTTTCGTGCTACGGCAAGGCTCTTCGCCCTGACGAGCAAAGTTTATCAGTCATCCCTAACCACTAGGTTTCCAAAACGACCGGCCATTATCAGCCAACGGCGACGGCTGGCCGGTCTTAGCCGTCGCCGCTTATCTGATTCAACTATTAGGTGACACCATCGTTGTAAAACAGGCCACGATAATCGATAGCCTTGGCAACAACGCTATGGCGAACTGAAATCTTCAGATCGCCGGTGTCGAAGTCCGTCTCCGACTGGGTAACAGGGGTTTGCTCTTCTTCGAGGAACGCCACCACGATGGTATCTACCAGGCTGGGATCAGCCGCCAAATACCAACCATTGGCATTGGCCGCATCCAGCCGAGCGTTGGCGACAACCTCAAGTCTGTTGCGCCAAATATTTTCAGCGGCGTTGTTCTTGGATGGATCAACCACAGAAGCAATCAACTGCTTCACCGTTCCGGAAAGAGCGATAGGACAGAGGATACTCTTGGGCTGAATATCCAGATAAGAGGCTCCACCAATACCCTTCTGTACACCCATGGCCGCAGCCCCGACATTCAGAGTAGCAACACTGGGAACGGCACCGGCAGTGATGTAGTTTTTGTGCGTGGCCGCATCGAAGAGGGCAATGCTATCCTGACCCAAGGCGGCATTAGCCGTCAAAATAGCAAAAGCCACATCGTCCTCTTTTCGCTTGGCCGCGGGTCCCAGCATCTGGGGCAGTCGACTGAAGGCATTCAGATCGTCATTCACCATGGTCCGGCGAGTGATCCGAATCCCTTTAGCGAACTCAGCGAGAGTTGCCACTTCTCGATTTTCCGTCAGGGTTCCGTATTCGACCGGGCCACCCTCGTCTCGCTCCACCAAGTCAGGAGCCTCGCTCAAAGATACCAGAGAGAATTGCTTATAATCCGGAACCAAGAGTCTGGAACAGAACATCGGCCACTGAGTAGGAGCTTCGGCGTAAGCCGCTCGAAGGTTTTTATTCAGGGCATTGGCCAGGATATACGGAAAATCGCTGGTCCCCTGGGCTAAGGCCACTATGCCGTACTGCCCCTGCAGCTTGTGCGGATTGAGCAACAATTCAGCGATTTGAACCCGGCCCATGTAGTCCACTCCCGGCACGCCAAGAGCAGCCAGGTAATGACGGCCCATGTCCAGCAGGGAGAGCTTGCGGAACTGTAGAGCCCGTTCGTGGGGCTGGCGGACAACAGTTTTGCCGGCGGTATCGCGGACGGCAATGCCGGTATCCTTGTCCAGTTCGATCATTCGCGCTCCGGAACGAAGTATGATGGCATCGGTGATACCATCTGCCAGCGTGGAGCGGTTGAGATCCTCGCCCACGCCAATCCGCGGGCCAGCGCCTACCGGCAGTGGTTGATGGGTTTTAGCCAACTCCACCAGTTCTGTAGCATGAGCCAACGTCACGCCGCGATCGCAAAGGCCTTGAGCCCAGGCAGTATCCAAAGCGTTTAGTTTGGCTAACGCCATAATGCCTTCACGCCGGGTGCGGTCAGCCACCAGAGCCTTCGCTGCGGCTTCGCCCGCCATGATCTCTTCACCGACGGTGCCCACTTCATCGGCTACGACCGTTCCTGAGTGAGCGGTATCGGTATTCTTGCCGGCACCCTTGCTTTCACCATCAGAAAGGGCATCCGCTGCAGCCTTCTGATCGCCGCTTAATCCTTTCCAGAAAAGGATGGCGGTTTCCAGACTGGCATCAGCCGCTAAGCCGACACTTTCCAAATAGGTCCTCAATTTCTTATTCATAATACACTCCTTCAAAAATGTGAGCGATGGTCCTTCATCGCTACTGTTGCTAGACAAGAGACCCCCTGGGTTAGCCCCTGGGTCTCCAACAAAATCCACAGCTAAAACATCCTTAACTCTGCCGGCCGGCGGCAAAGATTGATCATTTTCATCGGTGCGGGGTTCGTAATCATCTGGGATGAAAACAATGGAAAGGCCGATCACTTCAGGGTCTTCCTGAGCGATTCCCATCAGGTATTTTCTAAGGTCCCCATTCGGACCGTCTGCTGCATAATTGCCAAATTGAATGTCGCCACGTACCTGATAATCATCAACACGAGCATTCTTGGCCCGCCCCAACATGACTTCGATCGGATCTGTTCCACCACCAAACATTCCCCCCGAATTTTTCGGATGAGTCAGTCGACACTTAACGCCTTTGGTGTGTCCATTGATCGCCTCGGCCACCTGTTTGAGCATCACATCGTCCACATCAAAGCCGTGACCTATTGCCGGACCTCTGGTAATAATTGAAACATTGCTAAGCACCCCTTTCTCTATATCAACTTCAAACTCACCAGCCACCAAAGCCTTAACAGTAGAAAGCCTTATGGCTGTATCGAGTGCCGCAGTCAACGCCCTATTTTTTACTTGTTGTTTGTGCCGTCTGCGATTTGCCATTAGCGAACTCCTTGCGAGAAAATTGAATCACTAAGCACCGGCTCGGTAATTAACCGACTCAGGTCCCAGTTATCGTCCCCGTTATCGCCCGGATGTTTCTTATCCGGTCGAGGTTCACGAGGATCAACCTTGCCAAATGTGGGATCGATCAAATCATCTATGCCGAAATCTTTGCGCATTTGTCGAGCTTCTGCGATTTCTGCATAAATGTCGCGTATCTCCAGCCCTTGCTCGTTGGCCCAATCCTGCGGGCTCAATAGTCCCATAGACATCAGCAGCTTAGTTCCGGCCGCGTCCTTGGCCCGATCGATCGAAGGTTTAGGCGGACCCTTCCAGTTGGTTCGTAAATAGGCATTCCGCCAGCGCTCGTTTTCAAAATAACCAGAAGCCTCAAGCCGACCTTCCAAAATACACTGTTCGATAAATCGCCTGCGAATTCTTCGCATCGTTTTATTGATGAAATAAATCTGTTGAATAGGATCGGTCTCAGCATAGATTTCCAGCTTGGCTTGCCGCTGGCTGGAAAAATTACCATCCGCGTACCAACGAACCATGGTAGCCAAGTCCAGACCTGTGCCGGCAGCTATTCGCTTGAGTTGCTCGAGCACAAAAGGCGGGTATTGGGTATTGGGAGTCTGTGGCGGCGGAAAAGTAACCCTCTGCCCTGGCTTGAGAAAGGGGAACAGTCCCGGCTCAATTCTTACCTGCAACTCGTTGGTGCTGTCAGATTCTCCGCTAGGTGTAGCCGCCCCGACAGTCTTCGCTATCTGCAAGGGGGTAAAAGCATTGCCCGGCTGCTCCTGTTCGACAAACCCGGTATAAGCCGCCTCATTTCGGGCTTTGAGCTGTGTATATGTTTCGTACATCGCCAGATTGCGTATGCTTGGTAAAATGGCCGACATCCAAGGGACGCCGCGTTTCTGACGAATCCTATCCTGGCGAAAAAGATGGATAACCCGCGAGGCCTCGATGCGACTGCTTTGAGTACTCCAATCATTCAAAGGATGTTTAATGGTATTCAAGTGATAAGCTATAGGCGCACCATATTCATCAATCTCTATTCCTCCACGAACTTGCCGACCTTCATGCTCGATTTTAGTGGTATCCGCCTGCTCATATTCAACTTCCTGCAGAATCAAACCTACACTTTTATCTCGCTGGCGATAATTCTCGATAATAAATAATCCGCCGGCGGCGAATAATTCATTCATCCACAGACGTTGCTTTTCGGCCAAGGTTTTGGTTCTTTCAACATCACAAAACTCCGGAGTGTTGGACCAATCATCCCAAAGAAGATCAACTTTCTGATTGAACCCATCGAGCATTTCGCCGGATTCCGGATGTCTAGCAGATGCCCGGGCGGTAATTCCACTCCCTACCACATACCGCTGATAGCCCGCCTGGGCGCTGGCAGCATATCCATCATTACGGATAGTTGCCCGGCTACGAGCCAGCAAAGTATCCAAATCGTTCAGAATCGCCGAATCGGCTGAGGTGAGAACAGTTCGCCAGTCTCTATTAGTACGGTCCTTTTTTGCAGCATCATAATGTGCTAAGCCTATTGATTTTGATGCCTCTTGTACCCGAACAATGAATTGCCCGATGGCAACAGCTGATTTTTCTAAAAGCTTACCCATCAACTCGGCTCCTGAAAAACCACTACCGCAGCTCCGCCGCCGCCGGCATCGATTTCGTTCTGTGCAGTTAGTTGGACTTTTTGAGCGCTTAACCAATCAATATGATTTTGGAGTTCCGTCAAACTGCGAAATTCCACTCTCCTCCCGTTCAGAGTGTAAGCCGTTTCCCCCAAAGTAAAGGCGGCAAAAGCGGCATCAATCGCCGCATCAACTTGTGCAAGAGTAATCGCCATGCCCCCAAAATCGCAAAGGCACAAACAATAAACAAGGGGGTAATTACCACAGCGTGGTAAGTTTTTACTATAAAAATGAAAATTCTTACCACAGCGTGGTAATTTAATCGACCATTACACTATCTGACCTGCCGCAAGCAAGACAATGGACGTATCTAACTTTACCTTGAGTGTTATAAATCTTCCACTTTCCCACGGTCAGACAATGCCTGCACTTCTTCTCCCCCAGTTTTTTTTGCAGATCGGATATAGCCAATCGTTTATTGACCGCATCTTTTTTCTCGCGAAGGGCTTCGGTAGTTTCAATTGGTGTCGGTTTTTTTGCATCCATGCTATTCATTCTCCTGTTTAAAAGGTTGAGGAATCCAGGCCTCCATGCCTGATCGACGCTCTTGATTTTGTTTCTTCTGCTGTTCTCTTTGCTTAGTATCCTGGGCTCTCATCTGGATCAGTTCTTCTTCAGGTGGAAGCAAATGCACATTAGCCATATAGGCAGCTGCTACCTGATAAGCCTCACAATCGCGATAATCTAAACGGCTTCCACGATGCACAGGCTTCCATTTTTCGATGATTTTTGCTCCGGTCCGATCGGCGGTTTTATGTACTGCCGCCAAATGATGGTTGTACTCTTCGTCATTATCCTGATTCAATAACCAAATCTCCGGCAGCGGTGGCTCGCCCCGTGAGCGGTCTTTTTCCTTTGGCACTCCCTGCAAAATCAGATCAGCCAAAAGATCATTGCAATGATGAGTATCTACCATCCAGGCCCGGAGGTCCTCGGGAGCTTTACGAGTAGCAGATTTTCCCAGTGGATTTTTCATAGGCCAGTACAAACCCGGGCCTGGCCGGGAAGCACCTTTGATGGTCCGGACAATCCCTTGTCGAGGTACAACCCATTCATACACTTGCATGGTTCGAGTAACGCCCAGCACCTTATCCTCCGTTCCACCACTATCGATCAAGGCCAACGCAGGAAGCATGGGAGCAGATACATTGTCTTCCACCGGCCAACTGGTCATAAAGATCAACTTATCCAGCTCCTCAAAAGTCATTAATCGCCCATGCCAGATTCGCTGGCTCTTCCGGCCTGATCCCCACGCTCGGATAACAGCGTAAAAATGATCTATCTGTGTGTCTATCGTGGCCAATAGAAGCCAAGCCCATTTAGGTACTAGCCCAGCCGGCAATGCAGCGTGGATACTTTTCTGACTGAAAACATTTGATTCCACGCGACTGATCTGATATTCGAACGGCTCACCGAGCGTTTCTGTCCGAAAGTTGATACTCTTTTCCAAATCTCCTTCCGCCAGTAAGAATTCAGCGGCGACCTCCGCCCATGATTCCCATAAACAGTAAAGTGCAGATATCTGCATAGCAATACGTGTACCGGTTGGCCAGTGTTCCACTTCTTCAGCGTTCTGGTGCATAATACTGTCCGCATCAATTACCCTGCCTGTTTCGGATGACCAATAGCCTTGACGAACCACAAAAGCTTTCTGATCTTCAATAATCCGCTCATGGCAATGTTCACACTCATACCATGCAGATCCATCCCGGATGATTAACTTCACCAGCTCGGACTTATTCTCCGCTTCCCTATAAGTACCCCATTTGAGATGGGGAAATACCAAGCGTTGAAATTTTCCGCAGTGTGGACAGGGTACATAGAAATACAATTGGACTGTCGATCCCTCGCACAACTTGTGAATCTGTCCGCTGGTGGTGGTTGGTGTGGAAATGTTGAACTGTAAACGGCGATCTCCATAAGTCCTCATTCGTTTCCATGTTCGGGCTACCGGGTCCGGCTCATCGCCAGCCCAAGGTTTGAACTTATCTACTTCATCGTTGATAATTCGCCGTTCCGGATTACTCGCGGTAGAGGTAGCAGAACCCGACCACATCAGATCGAGCTGAAATCCATTGTTGAGACTAATGGTTTCTATCAAAGCATCGCGGGCCTCACTATCCAGGCGTTTCCGTAGAACTGGAGTCTGCTTAAACAGAGGCAAGATATCACTTTTGATAATCTTGCGGCCCTTGATCCGATCCGGCAAAGTTAAACCAACTGGGTCCGGGTCCATATGGGCCCAATAACCTAACAAGTTACGGCCGGCTTCTGAGACCCCGATCTGTGCGGCCTTCATGATGTTGACCTGAACACAGCCAGGCCTCGAGGAAATATCCATAATGCCCCGCAAATAGGGGGCGTTGGCATTGCGATAAGGACCGGGAATACTGGATTTGAAGAGATAGCGGTATTTTTCTGCCCACTCACTGGGGCGTATTGGCTTTGGGATTCGCCAAGCTTCGCGTTCCCTTTCGTTCCAAACCTCATGGCTTGTCGCGGGGTTATCTAGTACTATCGGCGAATTCATCCAGAAGTTCCTCTATTCTTTTGTTCAATATCTGCTCAATTGCATTGCGGTCTTGTCCAACTAAGGCATTGGCTACTGATCGGGGCAGGGTAACCAATAAACTTTTGGCTGCTTGAATTTGTCTGAGTCGGTACCGCTGGGCCTCCTCTGCATCGATCAATTTGCCAGCCTCCACCAGCCTCCTCTGACGAATCCACATAGCCCTCTCGAGGGTGACCTGTATTTTGGCCCTGGTCAGAGCCCCGATCTCGCCATATGCACCGCTGCCGTTGCGGAGCGAGGCCAGCTTTTGCTGGTAGGCCTTGCCCGGATCGGGCCGCAAGTTTATCTCCGCCCAGGCCTGTACCTGTTTGATATCCCAGGGCGGAGTTCGTGGAAAAGGCCAGTCCTCTCGCTTCATCCATTTACGGACCGCCGTATCTGATCTGCCAAGGTGACGGGCAAGCCGGCGGATACTTTTAGCAAATATTTCAGGTTGCGAACCCAATTTTGTATTTTTGCCCGTCGCCGGCTTATTTTTGGCATCATCAATTACATTGCTGACTAACCCCTTTCGCCCGTGATCAGCATCCGCCTTTGTTGCCTGTACTGATACACGTTTCGGCAATCCCTGCCGCTTTGGCCAGCGGCCGTGAGCAGGCGGCGCTTTTTCTAGTCTGGCTGTCTTGGTCGGTTTCGTGGTTTTTTTTTTTGCTCAACGGCACAACAAGCCTTATGTGGACTCAGTCCTTAATCCAAGACCTATATCAGCTACCAGACTGAACCCGTAAAACCCCCAATCACGAATTGGTCGGCAATCCCCCAAGTAAGCGACGCCAACCAAATGATCAGAGTTCTAACCCGCGAACCTCCAAATTTCAAACAGAAAAATTCACGCTTATCGGGCCTCGCTTTGACC